TAAAGAAGATATGTATTTTGTTAGTTTAGACCAAATATACTTGTATGGAGACTTTAATAAATGGGAATCTATTAACGACAGGTGTTTTATTAAGCCTATTAAAAATATAGACAGTTTTAAGCTAGATAAAGAGAGAAAGCTTATTGGTATACTAAAATACGGAAACAGCTCTTTAAACGCGCTTAATATTAGCCCAGGAGACATAGTAGGCTATACTCCTAATGGTGAGTATGAATTTATTATTGATAGCCAAAGGCTGTATTGTATGAAATCAAATGATATTGTAATTAAATATGAATATAAAGGAGACGAAACAGAATATAATCCAAGCTGGGCACAAGGCGGTTCTTGAGTTAATTAAAGTTGCAGAAGAAGCGATTCTTAACAACGGGGACGACGATTTAAGCGCAGATAAATTAAAGAATGCTGCTGCTACAAAAAAGTTAGCTATATTTGATGCTTTTGAAATACTGAACAGAATAGCTTTAGAAGAACAAATGCTTAATGATGTTCCTGGCGAAGACACTCCGGCAAAACAATTTAAAGGATTTGCGGAAGGGAGATCTAAATAATGTACGAACAAACACTATATAAAGTACTTGATGGCTATGTTAAACCTAGCGTTATTAAACAAAACAATAGGCTTAAAAAGTGGAAATACGGTTATAATAAAGACCAAGATATGGTTGTTATTAGTAGAACTGGTATGATCGGGGAAATATACGAAATACAGAATCTTAGAATAGCCTTGCCTCTTATAGAGGACGCTTACAAAAGATCAGACAAGAAAGAGGATCAATATTGGCAACAATTTGAATACTCAAAAGAACTTGATAAAATAAAGAATGTATTTGATTGGAATGACAAGCCGGACCATTTTAAAGATAGATGGTACGATTACATTGATAATGAATTTAAGAATAGGGAAGAGGGATTTGCTTTTTACAATAACGGTGTTCCAACATACATAACAGGTACACATTATATGTACTTGCAATGGAGTAAGATTGACGTTGGAGCAGCTGACTTTAGGGAGTCTAATAGATTATTTTATATATTCTGGGAAGCTTGTAAAGCCGATGACAGATGTTATGGAATGAGTTATTTAAAGAATAGACGTTCTGGATTTTCTTTTATGTCATCTTCAGAGATTGTAAATCAAGCCACTATGTCGAGTGACTCTAGATTTGGTATATTATCTAAGTCTGGATCAGATGCTAAAAAGATGTTTACCGACAAAGTCGTGCCAATATCTGTTAACTATCCATTCTTTTTCAAACCAATTCAGGACGGTATGGATCGTCCAAAAACAGAGATAGCATATAGAGTACCTGCCTCAAAATTTACTAGAAGAAAACTTGATAGCAATGAAAAGTTACAAGAACTTGAAGGATTAGATACAACAATTGACTGGAAAAATACGGGAGACAACTCTTATGATGGTGAAAAGTTAAAACTTTTGGTTCATGATGAAAGTGGCAAATGGGAAAGGCCAGACAATATTTTGAATAACTGGAGGGTTACAAAAACATGCTTAAGACTAGGTAGCAGGATTATTGGTAAGTGTATGATGGGATCTACCTCAAACGCTTTAGACAAAGGGGGGGAGAATTTTAAAACGCTTTATTACAATTCAGATGTTGGAAAAAGAAACCGCAACGGACAGACTAGCTCAGGACTATATAGTTTGTTCATACCTATGGAATGGTCGTACGAAGGATTCATTGATACTTATGGCATACCTGTATTTGACACTCCAGAAAGCCCCATCAAGGGCGTAGATGGAAATTTTATTGAGTATGGTGTTATTGAGCATTGGCAGAACGAAGTTGATGGTCTTAAATCTGATCCTGACGGATTAAATGAATACTATAGACAATTTCCAAGAACAGAACAACACGCTTTTAGAGATGAGGCAAAGCAATCGCTTTTCAATCTTACAAAAATATACGAGCAAATAGATTATAATGCAGATCTGCGTAATACTAATGTTGTTACGCGCGGCAGCTTTCAGTGGGCTAACGGTGTACAAGACACCACTGTTGACTTTTATCCAAATAAAGACGGTAGATTTTTAATATCCTGGGTACCTACTAAACACTTACAAAACCGCGTAATAATAAAAGATGGCATTAAGTTTCCAGGCAACGAACACTGTGGTGCTTTTGGGTGTGATAGTTACGATATATCTGGGACAGTAGACGGAAAAGGTTCCAATGGAGCCCTCCACGGATTAACTAAGTTTTCAATGGAAGATATTCCGCCTAGTCATTTCTTTTTAGAATATATAGCTAGACCTCAAACAGCTGAAATGTTTTTTGAAGATGTGCTAATGGCGTGTGTGTTTTATGGCATGCCTATCTTAGCAGAAAACAATAAGCCTAGGTTACTATACCATTTTAAAAGAAGAGGCTACAGAGGCTTCTCAATGAATCGCCCAGACAAAGTTTGGAATAACTTATCTGTTAGTGAAAAAGAGATTGGAGGAATACCAAACTCTAGTGAAGATATAAAACAAGCCCACGCCTCAGCAATAGAGTCTTTCATCGAAAGCAATGTTGGGTATAACGGAGAATCTTATGGTAGCATGTATTTTCAAAATACCTTAAATGACTGGTCTCGATTTAATATAAATAACAGAACAAAGCACGATGCTTCAATAAGTTCTGGGTTAGCAATAATGGCTTGCAATAGACACTTATATACTCCGACGGCAAAGTTTGCAAAAGATGTAGTGTCATTAAATTTTAAAAAATATAATAATTCAGGATATAATTCACAAATAATAAAATAAATGATTTATACTAATACTAATAGTTCTTTTCCTAGTCAGGTTGTATCTGACGAAGTAAAACAAAGTTTAGAGTATGGGGAGGCTGTTGGTAAAGCCATAGAGAATGAATGGTTTTCAGGAAGTAGGTCTAGCTACGGAACCGGCAATAGATGGGGCACAAATTGGAATTTTTTCAATAACCTACGCTTATATGCTAGAGGGGAACAATCTACGAAAAAGTATAAAGACGAGCTATCTATTAGCGGAGACTTATCTTATATGAACCTAGATTGGAAGATAGTTCCTGTAATACCAAAGTTTGTTGATATTATAGTTAACGGCATATCTGGTAAAGAATTTAAAATAAACGCTTATGCTCAAGATCCAGACTCATTAAATAAGAAAACAGCCTATGCTGAAGCTATGATTAGAGACATGGAAAATAAAGCATATTTTTCACAAGTAAGCGAGCAATATGGGGTTAACTTATTTAGCACCGAGGATCCAGCTTCATTACCGGAAGACGATGAAGAATTACAGTTAAGGTTACAGTTAAATTATAAAGAGTCTGTTGAAATTGCAGAAGAAGAAGCGATAAATCATATATTAAGCAGAAACAAATACGAGCTAATTAATAGAAGGCTAAACTACGATTTAACCACTATAGGTATTGCCGCGGGTAAAACAAGTTTTACAAGAGCAGAAGGCGTTAAAATAAGCTATGTGGACCCAGCTAATTTAGTGTACTCTTATACAGAAGATCCTCACTTTGAAGACATTTACTATGTTGGCGAGGTAAAATCAATTGGATTAGAGGAGTTAAAAAAACAATTTCATAATCTATCTGATGAAGATTTATTAGAAATAGAAAAATACCCAGGAGATAAAAATTATGTAAATAATGCTTCTGGACAGGATTACAAAGGATCAAACGTTCAGGTCTTATACTTTGAATATAAAACTTATTCAAACCAAGTATTCAAAATAAAACAAAATGATAATGGGCTTGAAAAAGCATTACAAAAACCCGATACATTTAATCCTCCTGTAAATGACAACTTTACTACTATATCTAGGTCAATAGAGGTATTGTATTCAGGCGCAAAAATATTAGGTTCAAATAAAATGTTAAAGTGGGAAATGGCGGAGAATATGACAAGGCCATACGCAGATACTACAAAAGTAGATATGAATTATGTTATTTGCGCTCCTAGAATGTACAAAGGATCTATTGAATCCACAGTGAGTAGAATTACCGGATTTGCTGATATGATACAGTTGACTCATTTAAAAATGCAACAAGTATTATCTAGAATAGTTCCGGACGGAGTTTTTGTAGACGTTGATGGACTGGCTGAAGTTGATTTAGGTAATGGAACTAATTATAACGCTGCAGAAGCTTTGAATATGTACTTTCAAACTGGTAGTATCGTCGGCAGGTCTATGACACAGGAGGGTAGCATGAATCCAGGTAAAGTGCCAATTTATGAGTTACAATCGTCAGCGGGAGGCGCTAAGTTGCAGTCATTAATAAGCACTTACCAGTATTACTTACAAATGATAAGAGATGTTACCGGGCTTAATGAGGCTAGAGACGGTAGTATGCCTGATCCAGATTCGCTAGTCGGACTACAGAAGATGGCCGCTGCTAATTCAAACACGGCAACAAGGCATATAACTCAGGGGAGTCACTATTTGACGTTAAGACTTTGTGAAAATATATCATTAAGAATAGCTGACGCTTTAAAGTTTCCATTAACTACCCAATCATTAAAACAAAGTTTATCTATTTTTAATACAAAAACATTGGAAGAACTAGCAAGTTTAAATCTACATGACTTTGGCATCTATCTAGAATTAGAACCGGACGAAGAGGAAAAAGCAAAGCTAGAACAAAACATACAGGTAGCATTGCAAACCGGCAGTATTGACCTTGATGACGCTATTGACTTGCGTCAGTTGAAAAACTTAAAGCTAGCTAATCAGTCTTTGAAATACAAACGTAAAAAGAAAGCTGAAAAGGAACAACAAGCACAACAAGCAAATATGCAGATGCAATCTCAATTAAACGAGCAAGCCTCTGAAGCCGCAGCAATGGCAGAAGTGAATAAGCAACAGGCATTAGCTCAAACACAAATACAAATAGAGCAAGCTAAATCAAACTTTGAAATACAGAGATTGCGTGAAGAGCTTAACATTAAGAAGTTGCTTATGGCCGAAGAGTTCAATTATAAGTTACAATTAGCTGAGATGGCATCGAAAGCACAATCTTCAAAAGTAACCGAAACGGAAGACAGAAAAGACAAGCGAGTAAAAATGCAGGGTACTCAGCAAAGCGAGTTAATAGATCAAAGACAGAATTCCACAATGCCAAAAGACTTTGAGTCAGAATTTGATAATCTAAGTGGATTAGGCACTGGATTATTTCAATAAAGAATATCAATAACCAATTTTATAATATTATATCATGTCAGAAAACGTAAAAACAGAAGGTTCTTTTAAAATGCAAAAAAAGAAACCAGCAATGAAGAAATTAAATACTGAGCCGCGAGTTATTAAAGCAACAGTAGTCCCTACTACAATAAAAGTAGACCTAACCGAGGGGGCACAGGAAGTAGTCGTTCAAAAACAGAGCGCAGACGAACTTGCCACACCAGCAGCGCAGCCAATAGTTAATATACAAGATGTAGCAGAAAGCAGTGAGGTTACCAAAGTTACTATAACAGAACCAGTTAAACAGGAAGAGACAATAAATACTATTGTAGAAATACCGCATGCTGAAGTAATAGCACAAGTGGAAGTTCTTGAACAGCAAGCTACCGCAGCTTTTGATAACAATATATCTAAAGGGAAACCACTGCCTGAAAACATCGAGAAGTTAGTTTCTTTTATGGAGGAAACAGGTGGAACAGTAGAAGATTACGTTAGGCTAAACGCCGATTACTCAAAAGCCTCACCAGATGCATTATTAAGAGAATATTACAAAAAATCTAGACCTCATTTAGACGCTGAAGAAATACAATTTATAATTGAAGATAAATTTAGTTATGACGAGGATTTAGATGAGGAAAGAGATATAAAAAAGAAGAGACTTGCTTTTAAAGAAGAAATTGCAAACGCTAAAGCCTTTTTGGAAGATACCAAAAATAAATACTATGACGAGATCAAGTTGAGACCGTCGGTAAATAAGGATCAACAAAAAGCTGTAGATTTTTTCAACAGATACAATGAAGAGCAAGAGTCCGTTGAACACAAACATGAAGGATTCAAAAGTAATACTAAACAGTTTTTTTCACAAGATTTCAAAGGTTTTGATTTCAATTTAGGGGAAAAGAGTTTTAGATATTCTGTTGCAAATCCAGAAGTGGTCGCA